TCTAGTGGCAGAAATAAATTTTATTTTTTTAATTGTCTACTTGACGGGAAGCAGTTCATTGTTTCTGTGCTCTCTGATTAAATAAATTTTGTACCGTTCCATTCGTCAAATACCTTCGGATCGTTCTTTTCTGGCTATCTATGATCAGATATTCCCTGCTTTCAAGCGTTACGAAAAACTCATAAGGATAATCGTTGATCAGAATCTTCGGATTTACACATGGTCCGTAAATGATCATCCGGTACTCGCTTGGAATGATGTGATCAACATCCCATGCTGCGATTCCTCTTTTTTCTCCGGCAAAATCAAACGGATAGTCATACTGAAAGTCGATTCCGGATGCTGCCGTTTCTTCCAATTGTGGAAAAAACTGTCTTGTCGCTTCTACTACCCATACAAGCTCCGGAGCCTGGAAGGTGATCTCCACTTCCGAATACACATACCCCTTCCATCCTTCTTTCGCTGACTTCAACACCCTGCATCTTAAATATGCACCATTCACGTACAGCTTCCCGTAGGCATCATTTTCTGCATCAACTGCAATGATCCGGTATAGCTGCTCCATATTCGACTGAAATTCTTCCCGCTTTCCAAATACATCAATCGTCACTGTTTTTTCATATCCGTCCGAAGACTCTGACCAGTCCGCATCGAACCAGTCAGTCTTCGTTGTACGAAAAGGAGCTTTCAAAAGATTCAGCTTTTCGCCATTCATATTTTCATAATACACAATCATACCTGTGGCACTGCTCCTTTCGGTAATGGTCTGTCTATACGTTTCGTATCCAGGAATACCGGCTTATTGCCATTTTCTTTTGCAATCTTCCTCTGGATACGTTCAAATCTGTCGTAATCAAATCCTTGATCCTTAAAGATCGGATTATTCTTTATTCCGCCTACCGTTTTATCCGGATTAACGGATGTTGTAAGCTGCACACTTCTTTGCAGACTCTGGACTGCTTTTTGTACTCCGGCATTCATGGATCCGACCGGAATATTCTTCTCAAATCCGATTCCCATACCAAGAGCCATCATCTTACCAACCTGGTCCCGGAATACTCTCGATGGAGAATGAATACCAAGTTTTGACTTGATTGCATCTAATGCGCTACTTGCCGCAGATGTTGCCGCGCTGATCAGGCTTCCTACCGCACTGGATATACCACTTGCAATTCCGGAAATGATATTCATACCAACACTACCCCAGTTTACACTGGTAAATGCATTTTTGATCTGGCTGATCATGGATGGAATCTTACCAAGTAACGCCGGGATTCCCTGAACCAGTCCGACTGCGAGCTGCGCGATAATCTTCACACCAGTCTGTATGATCTTCGGCAAATTCGTGATAATCGTAGATGCCAGCTTGCCGATGATAACCGGTGCTTTCGCTGCCACCTGCGGAATCGCGTTTGCAATTCCCTGTGCCAAACCTTCCATTAACTGTAATCCGGAAGTTATTAACTGCGGAAGATTACTGATCAGCGACTCAACCAGAGTCAGGATCATCTGTACCGCTACCGGAATTAACTGCGGAAGTTGTGCACCCAGGCTACTTACCAGAGTTGCTATGATGCTTGCGCCTACGGAAATGAGCGATGGTAGATTTGCCGTAATTGCATTCATCAATCCCAGGATCAGGGTTGCACCTGATGAAATCAATCCCGGAAGTGCTGCTGTGATTCCTGCTCCAAAGTTAGATATGATCTCCGGTCCTTTGGTCTGCGCCAGAAGTAGGATCTGGTCAATCTGTGTACCAAACTGACTGTAAACCAGTCCAAGACCGGCTACCACAACGGCTGCAACTGCACCGAAATTCATCAACCCTACAAATGACGGAATAAAGCCGGCTACTGTTCCAAGAACTCCCTGCAAAGCAGAACCAATCTGTCCGCCCCATGCTCCCAGATAACCGGCAGTATCTCCAAGTAGTGAAAACGCGCTTGTAATCCTGGGAATCTTTGATGCTATCACAGATCCAATCTTTCCAACTGCCCCACCGATTTTTCCCGGAACACTGGAAACTACCTTGCCGATTTTTCCGACAGTAGCTGACAATTTCGGAGTCAGTACCTGAAATGGTCCCGTAACTGCACTGCCGAGCCCTTTCAGGCTACCCGTAAAATCTTTCCGGAAATTTGCAGCCGATTTTGTTGCACTTTTGAATCCCTTCGGAAGCTTTCCAAGTTCAGATAAAACACCAGTTGTAAGTCCGCTGAATCCGGATACAGCTGACTGTACATTACCGATCTGTGATCCGAATAATGAGATCACCGGTCCGGCTCCTGCAAGCACTGCTGCAGTCTTGCCAAGATTCATGAGCTCATCCGTGCTCATGTTCTTTAACCTATCTGCTAATTTTCCGACACTATCTGTAAGTCCCTTTAATTGCGGAACCGCTTCACCGATTTTTCCGGATAAGGATTCCACCACATCCATTCCGGTCTTTCCCAGACGCGGGATCATTTGACCAAGATTATTTAAGATATTCTTTGCCGCTGTCCAGAATGTGTCAACCAGGTCGTTCGCACTGATTACACCGGCTTCAAAATTTTCCCAGGCGGCTTTAGCAGAATTAACAGAACCTTCAATCGTTGTAGAGGCTTCTTTTGCGGAAGTTCCTGTGATTCCGAGATTTTGCTGGACTTTGTGAATTGCCTGAATCATCTGGTCAAACGTTACATTATCCAGATCTTCTATTTTTTCATTTAAGATACCGGAATCATTGATCAATCGGATCATTTCCGACTGTGTACCGCCGTAACCTAATTTAAGGTTATCCAACATTGTGTAATTCTTCTTTGCAAAGCCCTGATAGGCATTCTGGATATCCTGCATATTCGTACCCATCTTATTGGCATTGTCTGCCATATCAATGATCGCCATATCCGCTATCTCTGCAGCCTTTGCAGTATCTCCGCCTAAGCCCTGTAGTAATGATGCTGAAAAGCTTGTAACCGTTGACATGTAATCATTAGCAGAAAGCTGTGCTGTTTTGAACGCATTGTTTGCGTTTCTGATCACTGTCTTGGCACTATCTTTAAATAGTGTCTCTACACCACCGACCTGCTGCTCCATATTGGCGACTACACCAAGAGAAGACTTTACAATCGCCGCTGCTCCAGTTCCTACAACTGCAACAACTCCGGTCATTGCCTTGCTGACTACAGATAAGCCACTTTTTCCAAGACTTCCAAGCTTATTTATGCCTTCATTGAACCCACTCTCATTGATTTTGGTATCAAAATTCAAATATCCATCTGCCATACTATCATCCTTTCTGATAGCACGGCTCAGGGGCTCACAAGTGCTTAATTCTTAATTTTTATCTCCACCTCCCGTCGGCATTTGCGGCATTTTACATACAGTCCGCTGCACACTGCAGTATCTGCGTAAACAAGCAGATGCTGACCGCAGTACGGACACGGATACCACTCACGCCGTGTCGGTATTTTAATTTCCATCATGAGAACATATCTCCAATCTCATAATCATCAAGCTTTCGCTGTTTCTTTTTCAGTGCAACAGCTCTCTGGATCTTCTTGATCCGTTTACGTTCGTCCTTGTCCCGGATTGTTCCAGGATCAATCGAACGATACATAATCCGTTGTTTAATCTCTGTACCATCCGGCAACCAGTCAAACAAGCTCCGGAACTCCCACCAGTGCATATAATCGATCTGCTGCAGGTCAATTCCATATGCCTCCCGGAACGCTGCATAAATGCAGCCGGCATCTTCCGAAAAAGAAAATACCGGCTTCCCACTTTTCTGCTGCTCTTCCTCTTCATCTTCCAGATCATCCTGGTACATCCTTTTGCACATCAGGAAATCTCCGAGTGCATAAATTGCAGCTTCAATATCTTCCGGAACCTGATCCAGATACCACTGCAACAGAAGTCCACATTTGATCCGCCACGGAACCGAGTCGTCTTCAACCAGCTCCGTAAAACGGATCCATTCACGGAAATCTGTCACGATCGGGTAGTACTCCCCGTTCACCTTGATTTCTTCCGGAAACTGCTCATATAAAATATTCATGCTCTGCTACCTTCCGGTATTGGATTATTTTCCCTTACCATACTGTTTCTGGTAGTTTCTTCTCCGCTGACGGTTTCCGCTTGACTGTGGCTGTGGATTAGGAAACTGCTGCGTTGTATTTTGATTTGGTACGTACTTATCATATTTATCGTCCAGTTTCTTTGCTTCTGCTGTTTCAAAGTCTAACAATGATTCAGCCGCTTCGTTACACAGCTTGATGCTGTTCTTTCCACAAAGGATCCGCTCCCCTGCTCCCTCGCCAAACAGGGTATCGAAGAACACATAAAAACACGCACACCGCGCGCGGATGATATCACTGTTCTTTCCGACTACCGGAACATTCTGCTCCGCTTCAAACATTTCTGCTTTTGCTTCCTCTAACACATCTAAAAAATCCGCATCCGTGAAATCCACTTCTGCTTCAAAATCTCCAAATTTCCAAAGGCTCATAGGCTCACTCTCCCATTTCTTCTTTATTCTCCGCCATCAGTGAATGTACAGGTCCTCCATCCGTCTGTGGTGGTTGCAGTACCCTTTGTGATTTCTCCGGCCGCTTTAAAGCTGCCTTTGTAAATCAGGGCATCCGTGCCGTCACCTTCTGTGTCCGGAATTACACTCCATGTTCTCTTTCGTGCGGTACAAGTTGTTTCCGATGTCTTCTGTTCAAACAGATCTACCACCACAATATCAACCTGCGCTTCTGTTCCGAGAATCTCATCGTCAGTAATTGCTGCAATCTTTTCATGTACCGGATCATTGGTATACCGGTCAAATTCGTAATCGATTGCCGGCGCATAACCGACTACGTCACTTCTTTCAGACGCCTCATCCACATACTGCCGGCTGTACTCTGTCGAGTTCTTTCCATCCGACAGCGATGTAAATCCCGTCATTCTGGTAAATGTTTTTCCTGATCCGTCAGCGTCCATAAAAGCCACTCTCTTATGTCTGCCAACTAACATTTTTTCACTTGCCATTTCTTCACACTCCTTACTTATAAATCAATCTGCATATCATCTGATACCGTCCCAGATCGACCTCTGTACTAAATAAATAGCCGGACTGCATCACTTCCACCCTAATAGCATTGTGACCGTCCAGCTGAGGTACGATATCATTTAAGTTGTTCTGTTCTGTCCACTCTTCAAAGTTCTGATAAAAACCACTGTTGGCAATACCGGTTCTTGCATCCCCATCGTAGGCTTCCTTACTTGTCAGAGCAAACTGGAACTGTTTCAGACAGCTCCCATCCGTATATTTTTTATAGACAGGATCTGCTCCGATCGGATCAATGGAATACTCCATTCCGTCTCCGAGATAATCAATATTGATCTTCCTGTTATCGATTCCGGGATACGTTCTCACATATTCCCGGATGCTTTCGATAATCGGTTTCCGTTTACTGTCCGGCAAGTTTCTCAGCTCCTTCCCTTATGGCATCTTTGTGGCTCGCTTTCATTGTTTCAAACCATCTTGCCTTAGTTTTATGTTCGTAATACTGCCGGCGGGCATACGGGGCAAGATATTCAATGGATCCGGAACCGATCACTGTACCAAGTGTCCCAGACTTAATCAGCATCCCGGTTCTTCTCGGTGTCAATGGATTCATGTAGCGCAGACACTCGGAATCCACAAATGCCTGCGCCCTTGAAAATCCCTCCGCTTTTTTCTGTGCGAATCTCAGAGCCCATTCCAGCCGTGCCGTGGTAGAACCATTCTTACCAGTCACCGTAAATACGCTACCTCTCGGAGTTGTGATCCGGAATTCTTTCTTTCCTGCCATCTTACTCGCCTCCGATCCGCCAGTGCGGAGTCGTACCAAACCGGTTGTCCGACCAGCTTGTCACCTTGCAGTGCTTCTGGAACACGGCTTTCAGATCTGCAGGTCTTTCAATCTCAATCTGACACTCTCCCAGGACAATCTGATCATCATTCTGTATGGTCCAGTATCCATAACCGCCACAGCAGGCGAACTGATCCGGCGGAAGATACTGCCCTGCTTCCGGAATATCCGCGGGAATCCGGATTTTGTAAACCTCCGCACTTTTCAGTCCGTTATCCGTAACTGCAGTCTTATGGTCCACATGGACGTGGACACCATGCAGAACGGTTCGGATCCAGGTATCGTAATGTGTGGAATCACCGCTTATTCTGTTATAAACCGTAATGTCACTATTCGTAATCATCATCCACCGCCAAATCCATAAGTCCTGTATTTACCAGATATACTTCTGCAATCCTGTACAGCATCGAATCTACTGATCGGCTTACATCAAACGATACTGAATACCCATCGTTGTTCTCAGATGTTATTCCATCTCGCTGATCATACTTATATGCACAATCACACATCTCACAAAGTGCTGTCTTCGCCTGTACCGACCAAGCGCCTTCCTCCATTCGTTCAAACGTATATCTGTTCAACCTGGCGCTCATCTTCAATTCAATGGATTTCCAGTGGCTCTCTGAAATCAAAGAGCCACCAAAAGAATCCTTGTAATACTCATATGTTACATTCACCTGATCACATCCTACTCTGCTACAGTATGAACATAAATGCCATCCTTTTTGTTGTCTTTACATTCTGCAATTCCAACAGTTCTGTATCCGAATTTCCATCCATCTGCAGTCTGGTTCTGATCCGGAGAAATAACCTTAGATACAGTGTGTTTCTGGTACTGAATTGCAGCCTGTTTATCAACAATCAGGAAGTTCATTGCAACTGCACCGGTATCTTTTGCAAATCCTCCGGCACCGGAAGCATTCAGTTTTACCTTGTCGTAAAATCTTCCTGACGGAACCTTGATGATTCCTGCAAATCCTTCAATTGCTTTCTTGGATGCAGTTGTATCCAAGTCCTCAATCAGTCCATATACTGTCGGATTGATAAACAAATAGCATGTGCTAAGATTTGCCTCGGCATTCTCAATTTTTCCTCTTGCAGTTCTGAGCGCTGCTAAAGCTTCTTTTCCTGTTGCAAGAGCAGCCTTTACTGTTGTAACACCTGGAATCTGTGCATAAGATGCCAGTCTGTATGCATCAAGTTCCGGTACAACCTGGGTTCTTAAAAACTCCCCTGAAAGACGTCCGAATGCAATTCCGGCAGATTCAATGTTATCCATTGCATCCACATTAAACATACGACCTCTGTCATAAGCGCATTTCTTTGTCTCATAATCCAGAGTTACGTCACCGGCTACATAACCAGTGCTTTTGCTGTAATCCGCAAGCCCCTGCATAGACAACTTCGGGATCAGGATCTCATTTGCGTTTGCTCCCTCTTTTACCAGCTCATTCGGTCCATCCAGAACAGCTGTTAATGATGATAATTTATACACCTCATCCAAAAGTGTTGAGTACTGTTTTCTAAGTGCAATAGTATTTGCCATTCTTCCTTACCTCACTTCCTATTTTTCCGGCAGTCCCATAGCAGCTCGAAGTGCAGCAACATCATCCGCTCCCGGATCTGCACCGCCACCGCCGCTTGTACCGCCAACCGGATTATTGATTGGTTCATCTGCTCCGAACAAATATCCATCAGACTTCTTTACATCCTCAAGCGCCTTCTTGATATCATCGGACTGATTCTTTGATTCTTTCAGAGCATCAATATTCAGCATAGCGATAACTGCCTTTTCATTTCTTCCGCCAGCAGCCTGCACTGCTTCTTTAACAGAATCCATAAACACACGGTCGGCTTCTTTTGCTGCATATTCATCATCTTTCGCCTTCAAATCGCCCTGAAGCTTTGTGATCTGTCCCTGCAGATCTTTCACATCCACACCTTCAAATTCTTTCAGCCTGGTGTTTACGTCATCCAATGAAGCCTTGTAGTTATCTCTCTGGGAAACCGCCTTATCATAATCGCTTATGGTACGGTAATTTTCTTTCCAAGCCTTATCGAAATCCGTTTTCTTATCCTCTGGAACTTCCAATCCATACTCCTTCATAATCTCATAGATGTTTTTCACAGTTACATTCCTCCTAAAATTATTTATTAACCGCTCTTTCAGCGGTACGGGTATAGCCATCTAAACCTCTGGCAGGGTAGTTGTCCAGTTTAATGCCATATGACAGGGCATAAAAATAAGACGCGTAACCCTGCGCCTTAAAGGGAGATATCTGGATCACCGCCTTTCCTATTCTGCAAATTTCCAATCCTCTGACAGCATATCAGCCTGAGACGCTAACCATCCCATCTGAACACCGGATGTTCCGCAGAATGCAATAGCCATGTTTCCGATGGCATCATGCTCACAATTTACAATATCCCCATCTTTTGTTTTATATGAAATTCCGGTTGCAAGCTGGATGTACTGTCCCTTTCCATTCCAGCCTTTACGTGCCACTTTCATTCCACGTTTCAGATATTTAATTGCTTCTCCAAATGAAAACAGAGCTTCTCCGCCCAGTTCCGGACAATTTTCTCCGTCTGCCAGTACCCATTCATCAGAACAGATATTTCCAAATGTATAATCTGGAATCTTTGTCTCTCTGATATCCAACTCTTCGCCATCTTTTGTGTGCATGATAATAGTCTGTTTCTCTTTTGACCAAAACCAATAACCGCCCCAAGATGGAATTTTCACTTTGCTACCCTGCTTCATTATTTTAAATGCCTCGTCAAATCTCATGTTCTTTCTTCCTTTCTTAAAAATGAGTACAAAAATACCACCGGTCATTTTGACTGGTGGCAAAAAACTATGGAATCAAATCCGTTATTCCTTTTGCTGCTTTATACATTTTTTGCATAATACTGTTTTCGCTCAAATATTCAAGACCCTTTAAAGTAAGCCGAATATCTTCCGCATCAACGTTTGTCTCTCCAGTTACATACTTCTGGATTGTTACCCCTTTGATGTAACCAGCATCTAAAAGCATCTCGATATATTTATTCCAACGCTCATTGGATATTTTCAACGCCCCCGAACTAATGCTATCCAAGTTACATTCTTCCAGATCCATTGATTTTTCCAATGCAGAAAGTATCTTGTAAATGATTTTAAAATTATCCATAACGCACCTCCTAGTTCGTTTGATAATATATATCGTCTCTTATAGACTCTAACATCCGTGTTTTCGGGGTAGCCTCATAATCATTTCCTATCCAGTATACAGACTCATCTTCGATGTAATCCATGAAAGCAATTTTTGTATCTACATCTATCTCAAATCTCCTGTTGTTTTCAGATGTTAATACTTTTTGCACTAACGGATTATCCGCATATTCTTTTTTTAAAAAATCTATTTGCTCTTGACTCAGTTCAAATTTACGCATTGTGCAGTCTCCTTACCAAATCCTTATCCGTCGGATTACATTGAATCAACATCCCGTTTTCCGGATTTATCGAAACAGTTGCTTTCTCACCGATATATCTCTGGCTTATTCTTCCGTTCCTATCAGCTTTTGGATTTTTCAAATCGAGTGGGCTTCTCAGTGCATTTATGATTTCCTCTATCGTTACCCCTGATCGAGATCTCTTCGTCTTCGGATCTTCCATCGTTCCGATTACACGTTCCAGAAAATGTTTACTCTGACCGGTAATTCTTACGCCATTTGATGTCTTAATGCCAACCACCGTCTTCTCAATTTCCTTATGAAGCTTAACATAATTCTCAAAACTTGACATCGGGGAAATCATTCCTTCTTTAACCGATTTCATGTAGGTCTGAAGTAGCTCCCACTTCTTACTGTCATTATATTTCACCTGACCGAACTTTACAAGTGATCCAACGGAATCTCCCAGAACTTCTTTGTACCGCTTGTACTGTGCGATATCTTTTGAAGCATTTTGGATCATCTCCGGTGGAAATAGCTTATTCTGCGTTTTACTATTGGTGGCAATTCTTCCTCGTCCATCAATATAAATCCTCTCTCTTTCCTCTTTCAATCCCATTTTCCGAGAAAATGCTGCATATTCGTTAAGCTGTCCCTGATATTTGGCTTTTTGGAGCATAACTTCCTGCCGGTCAGCACCGCTGTCCTGAAGCATCTGTACCTTTTCACGTTGCGCCCGCATTGCCGTTTCCATTTGGCGTTGTCTCTGCTTTGCTTCATACAGGGTGTACTCTTTGCCCCGGAACTCTTTTGGCTTGCTTTCCTTCCGGTTCTGAGCTTCCAACCATTCATCTGACCAGTTACGCTGTGAAATGCCAGGAAAAAATGGGTAATAAGTATGATAACAATTGGCTCCCAGAAGTCCAGTGACTGTACCAAGTCCACAAACTGAATACAATTGCTCTTTTGTCCAGACCTGACCTTGCCATACGGCATGAGTAGGACGGGCCCCGGCATGCCACTCAACCTCAAAATACTCTGTTCCGAGCTTCTTGGCATTGTAGTCTGCTATTTCTCCGGTAAGATTCGCCACACCAGTCATCACAGCTCTTCTGGCAGCCACCTCTACCCGGCTTGCATATCCAGAGCCGTACTCAATCTTCCGAAGTCCACTGTTCGTCAGCTGCGTGACCACCCGACGTAATACGCTACCATAGTCAAATGCTCCTGTCACAATATCAAAACAGGCATTGTCCAGATAATTGGTATAAACCTGTGACAGCGGTGTTAAAACCTTTCTGCCATTATAATCCAGGTAAAAGCCAAGTGACTTCGTTACATTTTCCAGATCTTCCAGACTCTGCTGAATGATTGCATCCGTGATCTGCTGCAACTGCCTGTTCTCCTCATACGGGATAAACTCTGCATTGATCTGTTCGTAAATGTCCTTGTTCCGGACATATTCCCAGTCAATTACCTTATCGTACAGTTCAAACATTTCCGGATAAGACGCATCCAGTGTTTTCTTGATCTCTCTTTCGATATCCTCGGAAGAATATCCCAGAATCCGAAGTCTATTGATCTGCCAGTCTGCTGTACTGGTAATCTCACCGGTCTTTTTGATCCGCCGGGCAATGTCCTGCAGGATCCGTTCTTCCAGACCTATGTACCGCGCTGCAATCTTACTGGCAATCTTTTCTTTGTAATCATCCCGCATCCTACTCCATCACCTGATTCTGCTCTGGCAGTTTTGCCTTTGCGGTTTCTTCATCCTCGTTGTACCATTTCATCCGGTATTCCAACAAACTCATAACGCCCATGCTTACATCCTGCCGATCTTGCTGTCGTTCCGATTCTTCGTCTGCCAGAATGGAATCGTTAAATTCGCAGGTAAACTCCACACCGGACATATAAGATCCATTGTAGAACGCCAGAGCAGTTACAAATCCATTCAAGCACTCTTCCAATTTCCCCTGAATTGCGGTTACACGATTGTATTTCCTTGTCTTTGAAGCAAGCACCTCAGTAGCTGTCTTATCTACCTCCTGTGCATCGGAAAGATCTCCGTAGGCAAGGCCTACATTGAATTCGATTTCCCGTTTGTATTCTTCCAAACCTCTTCGGAAGGCTTCATCTCGCATCTCTGGAGAATATTCTTTATACAGTTCCTTATCTTTTCCATCATCAAGATTCAGTCCTTTATACAGGCGTTTCTTTAATCTCGGTAAATAGGTCTTTCCACCGCTCTTCTTCAAAGCTCTCTCGTCAATATGGATTGCACGTTCTCCGGAATCGTACTCCCAGTCCAGCCGAGCGCTCTGAATATCTGCTTTTCGGATCAGATTCTCCGCAGACTCATAGATCGATACGCCACAAGAAGAACCATCCACCTTATTCTCGATCGGATTTTGGTAATATCCAAAGTCCATCTGAACCATTCCCGGATAAATAACCGGTCCTGGAAGAATGTTCGCCCATTCCGCCACCTCTTCCAGACCGCAGATCTGCCCGATATCGCTCTGGCTCTGTGAATGATAGCATTTATTCTCAATCGTCAGATTGCCGTTCGTAAAATAATGCCGTTCAACTCTGGTATAATAATCATTTTCCCCGGCACACTTCACAACCAGAAAAGCAATATCATTCGGTGTTCCATCATCAGAAAAACTGATCACAATGAATTTATCCGCCGCAACATATTCCGCCGTGTCCGGTCCAAGTGGTCTAAGAACCATTGCTCCAAGTGCCAAGCCTGTCTGCAGCTTCTTATTCATGTCTGATAAGTTCTTCTGGAGAACCTTATCCATCTTGTCATTATTTAAAATCTTGGCCTCCATCTCTACCAGTACAGAGTCTGCAAACTCACGGCAGATACCCTCTTCTAATTTCAGCGACTCTACCGTATCGTCACACCAGTCTGCATTTCCAACCAACATCTTTTTCCATTTATTGATGGCATCGATCATGGTCTGTGACAGCGCCACATCTTTGCCGATTATATTTTTTAAGGTCGTATAACTAAACATGCTCACTATCCTTCCCCATAGTCTTTTTAATCCATCAAACATCTTCCACCTCTTCTATCAGGTCCTTCATATCTCTTTCTATCGTATACTCAAACGCATCCAGACTATCAATATCGGTGCTTCCATCATCCAGGCGCTCATCCTTGTCTGTTACATCTTTGTTCCATACTGCATCTGAAAATGCCGTCTGCAAGGACTTACTATCGTCTGTTGTCCAGAATCTTCCCGCTCCCATAAGCCTTACTGTGCAACGGATCCGGTCAATAATTGCTGCTTTCCTTGCTTTTCTGACTGTGATCCACGGAAACCTTTTTTCTACCGCATTCCGGATAGAATTACCAAGGACGGTTTCTGCATTGTCATAATAAACAGATTCTACGTTGCAATACTCCACGTAATTACCGCTTTTTGCGATTACTCCGTATTTATCTATTACTTCCTGAACAAAATCACAGAACAACTCATCCAGCCTATTACTGTCAATATCTTCCTCTGTATCCTTTGCCATAATTCTCTTAGACATTACTGAAATTACATCCGCATAATCGTCTGTGTATCCTCTGGCAACAAAAGAATGACCGGACTGATTTCCTCCGAAGTCAAGTCCGATCTCTATCGATACAATATCTGTTTTTTTGAATTGCTTATATTCTGCGTCACTTGCAAGTTCATCCAGCACCTCACATCTGTAAGCATCCGGATTATCTGCAAAACGTTTATAGATCGCTCCTTCTGCACGCTTCCAGAGTCCAAGGATTAACCGGTCATAATAAATCGTACCCTCATACTCCTTACAGAGCTCCTCCACATATTTCGGAGGTAAAAAAGGATTGTCAAATATCGTATATTTCTGCAGATAAATATCTAATTTATCATTGTCCAGGAATTCTTTCAGCCAATGTGTTGGATGCTCCGGATTGCAGGATCCATCAAAACACGAATACGGCTTATCAAGTCGCGATTTCAACATCTGAAATACTTCCTTGTTCAACTTAGCGACCTCATCGCCGTAACAATACTTGATACTGGAACCTTGAATCTTCGCCACCTGACTGACCTTTTCAGCTCCCAGACAATACACCTCTTCACCACAAATATGCGCCATATTCCGGTTATTGATCTGTCCGATCAGCTTGTTTGTATAAATCTCGCGCATTGGCTGCAGCACATTTCGTTCAATCGATTCTTTGGATACACCAAGAATAACATTGAGTCCCGGTTTACCAGTTCTTTCCCGAATACGAAAAGGAACCACAAAAGCCGTATCAACGTAAGACTTTCCAGAACGTACCGCACCAGACTTAATATTCCATCTATGAGTTGCGTTCACAATGTACTCATTCTGTTTCTTGCTTAACTGCATTATCCCGCACCTCTTTCAGGATCTGATCCAGCCGATCAAGTGCTTCATCATTCTCATTTTCACCAGTAATAGCTTCTTTTCTTGCCTTGATCAGTTCTGTATCTGCTTTCTTATTTTCCAGATCTTCCTCGGCTCTGGCGCTTTGTCCGGAATACTGTGCTACAAACTTCGCAGCTTGTGTGTCTCCCGCCAGTGCCATCTTGATCTGCGCCATAAGCAAAGCCGATTCCAGAGTACACTCAACACCAAGCGACTCCAAAAACGGCTTCCATTCTTCATTATCTATTTCGGCAGTAAGCAGCAGGTTTAAGGTCTTCCGGAAGTCTGCCTTCCTTCGTCTGACCTCACCGCTTCTTTTCCCTCCGCGAGACTGTATCTCCCGTAGTTCTTCCGTACTTCGCTTGTCAAATCCTTTATCTCTTATGTTTTCATACCCTGCCACTTCACCACCTTCAATTCTGGTTTATTTTGCGCATTAGAAAAGCACCCCGGAGGGTGCTACTTAAAATTATATATTGTAATTTAAAATTTGTTTCACTTGTTCGATATAGTCCATCAGCTTATCCGCTGCTGGTTTTTTATAATACTGCTCGCCTAAAAAGAAACTTTCTTCATCTGAGTGATACGTAAAAATGCCAAAAATCCGATATTTTTCTCCCAACTCTAATATTTCAAAAAAATCATTCTTTTTCTCATTTGGGAATTTAACTTCATCAATATACTCTCGTCCTATATCATTGCTAATATACTTATTACTCATTAGTTCGTAAAATATGCGAATATCATAATCTGAAATATTCTCCAATATATTTAACAAAATAATATCCGTTCTGTCAAATTCACGCTTTCGATTTTCTATTTCTCCTAACATCACTCCAATAATCGATGCCGCTATCATTGAATTTGACAAAATAATTTTTCTGAAACATGTCGATACATAAAACGCTCTATCTGGATTAGTCACATAATCGTACAAATCATTGATGCTCTTTTCGACATTCTGATCTTTTGCCAAGCATTTTAACGCACTTGCAAGCTTCCAACTGTCTGCTATATTCGATATTGAAGTTGCTACATCCATTGCTGATTCAACTTTCTCGTTTAATTTGGCAACTTCCTTTACACATGAAAACTCCCTACTCTCACAAATTGTATTTATTTTATTCAACAAATTATTCAACTTGCTCAAAATTATACTCATTGTCTTTTCCTCCGCTCATATCTAAAACCTATTCCCATAATACCCCTTTTTTCGATATTACGCAACGCAAAAGACACCCAGCAATACCAGGTGTCTCTTCATGGTTTTAAATACTTACGATCGGAGGAACCATCAAAAATGTCTTACCTTGTTACATTTCATCAATTCCAGTTTATACTCTATCACTTTTTATCGGGACATTGGGGGACATTTTCAAAATATCTTTGAATTTTTTTCTTGATATTCTCGTCCGTGTACCGGATCCGGCGCTTCGGGAACATTTTGTTCATCCGATCTGCAACCTTTGGATACGATAAATCATCCAGAAAATACAGTCGGAAGATAATCCGCAACTCACTCTTCTCAATGGATTCTATGTACTCTTCCACCTGGATTGTCATTTCCAGAAGTTCTTCCTCCAGCTCCTCAAGCCTTCTGTTCCGCTTTTTCAGCAGCTGTTCTTTTCTGGAAATCACACCAACCGGTCTGCCAGTGATCTTCACCGTGCCAAGTGGCTTCTTGCCCTTCTTACCACATGATACCGAATCCACAACAATTTGTCCATGCAGTTTATCCAATTCTTTCTGGATTTTTTCAATTCTCCGGCGCAAATCCTTAATCTCTTCTTTCATATCCGCGTACTCAATCAAAATGCCCTTGTCCACCGGTATCCACCTCCGCTGTAATGTCATACTTCTTCGCCAAATATTCCGCAACGCTTACGCTCTGGTAAGCCGGTCGCTTAAATCTCTCCAACGCTTTTGCATCATGCCGGCTCTCCAACTCTTCATAATGTTGCTGTCTATCCCTCCGCTGCTCTTTTCTGCTTCGTTTCTCCTGCAAATTATCACCTTCTATCCTCTGAACACTTCTGGAAGTGGCATCCACGCCGCAACCTTATACGGTTCTCCCTGTTTATCGAACCAGACACCAGTCTGAGAATAATACAGCGTTGTTGCTTTCTCCGCTCCCTCGATCGTGACCAGAAACTCCGCTGCATATGCACTTCTGACATATGATTCTATGAACTCCCGTTGATCCGGAAGACGTTCTGTTGTTGGAATCCATCCATGCTCTTCCTTGTATTTTTCTACCGCATCCTGCCGAAGCATCTCAATCAATTCTGCAATATTCCCTGTATCACTCGATTTCATTATCTCTTACCTCCAGACTTTTTCAAAACATCCCCGATGCAAAAATACTTCTGTCCCACGTTTTGTTTTTATGTATTCAACATCTGCCAGTTCATCACTCCCCCGGATATATTCTTTACACCCGGGACAAATGGCACATCCCCCATGCCTTTCCTTGTACTTCTCCAATAGACTCTTTTTTTTCTTGTCCGTTAATTCAATCACATTATCCCCTCCTGGCGAATCTTCCGGATTCTTGCTTTCAGGCTTTCCATTACCCAGTTCTGGACATCCTCTTTCTTCTCCAGTGCTAGCATGACATCCTCATCACGGGTTCCACTGCACACCAGATGATGAATGATCACTTTTTCTTCCTGCCCTTGTCTATGCAGTCTTTTATTTGCCTGTGTATATAATTCATAGTTCCAGGTAAGGCCAAACCAGATCACATGGTTTCCACCCTGCTGTAGGTTCAATCCGTAAGCACTGCTTGCCGGATGCGTCAGTAAAACGTCCACCTCATGCTGGTTCCACGCATCCTCGTCCTCAGTTGTCCTCAGCTCCCTCACCCGGAGTTTTAACTTTTCCAGTGCTTTCAGAATCCGTACCCGGTCATGCTGAAAATTATAAAACACAAGGACGGATTTTCCATTCAGGCTCTCAATCAGTTCAAGGAATGCCTCTATCTTGCATCCGTGGATTTCATGTACTTCATGATCCTCGTCATAAATCGCCCCGTTCGACAGCTGTAGTAATTTATTGCTCAACGCTGCAGCACTGGTAACACTTATCCCCTCTTCGTCTTCCGGAAGAGCCAAAACCATCTTTCTTTCCAGTTCACGGTATGCCTTTTCCGCTTTCACGTCCAATGTGACCGGGATCTGATGGTAAATGATATCCGGAAGCTGCAGGTAGTCTTCCGCTTTCATGCTGATGCAGATATCCGAGATCTTTTCCAGAATGCTCTCTTCCGTTCCTGGTTTTGCCCTGTAGTTATAAATCACATTCTGTCCTCTGTCTCCCGGGTCAAAATACCGCTCCCGGAACTGGGTATATCTTCGGCCAAGTCTTTCACCGCCGTCCAGTAAAAAGATCTGGCTCCAGAGATCTTCCAGTCCGTTCGGTGAAGGTGTTCCGGTAAGTTCCACCATCCGGTTAATGTGACCACTCATACTTGCCAGTGCTTTGAACCTTTTCGCTTTGTGGCTTTTGAAGGATGAGGACTCATCCACGATCACCATGTCAAACGGCCATGCTTGCTTATAATAATCCACCAGCCAGCATACGTTTTCCCGGTTGATGATATAAATGTCTGCCGGTGTATTCAGCGCCCGGATCCGTTTTATCTGGCTCCCCAAAACCTGGGATACCCGAAGCATCTTTGTATGCTCCCATTTGTCTTTTTCTTTTGTCCAGGTTCCTTCTGCCACTTTCTTCGGTGCAATCACAAGCACCTTCCTCACCAGGAACCGGTTGTATTTTAATTCTTTTACTGCCGTCAGTGTCGTGACGGTCTTTCCAAGTCCCATATCCAGGAACAACCCGATCTTGTTAATCTCTAAAATTTTTTCGATGCAGTGTGCCTGATATGCATGTGGTTTAAATTCCATTCCACATCTCCTCCAAAAAATTTTCTACGTCCTTCGCTCCATACAGCACTCTCACATTCTGGCCAAGTTTTTCCAGTCTTGTGATCTGCACTTTCTGCAGACTGGATAATTTTCCCGATTCCGTTTTCAGTTCCACAAACATCGGTGCCGTATCCGGCAGAACCACGATCCGGTCCGGCACACCATCATTCCCCGGACTGACGAACTTATACGCCCTGCCGCCCATTCTCCGGACACCGTCCACCAGTTTTTTCTCAACCTCGCGTTCAAGCATTTATCACACCTCCTGTTACTGTTCCTCGCGTACACACGTATATGTACCCCTGTATTATGTGCGTTATGTACGCCATATACGATTTTTATTATTTATTTTTTTATTCATATATAAATTATGGCAACATTGGTAACATATTATAGAAAACCCTTTATTTATCAGGTTTTCAGCGTTGCTTTGTCTGTTGCCTTTTCTATTTTCTTATGCAACATTGGCAACACCCCTATTTTTTGCCCGTTGCCGTGTTGCCGTTAAGTTGCCGTTATTTTTCAAGTATGTCAACACTTCTGGCAACGCGTTCAAACCCTTTTTGGATTCCGTGTGGACCATATCTGCGCTTCGACCGATTTGGTTTCCACCCTTTAATCCCACTGAGTATCTGGTTAATCTCCCTGCTGTCTGTCCTTTTCATGTACTTTGCCTCTCCACCAAAACACTCCGACCATATCTCTAATGAACATACTTTATCCCTGTCTACAAGCTCCGTTTTTTCGTCCAGATGGAGATTCCCATTCCAAAACTGTTTCCTCTGAAGCAGGCTCATTGAGTCCCAGTTATCCGGTATTTTCCGTTCCAGAAACTCCCGGATAATCCCTTCTTTTCCGGAAGACTCCCTGTGGCTTTCCTGCATCTCCAACGCCATTTCTTCCTCTTCTTTTGACATATACAAGGGCTCTCCCAGTTTCCAGTACATATAGGCTTCCGCCCATATCTGATCCACTTCTCCGGGCAGATCATTCCACACGGATTTCTTAGCCGGATGCACGCCCACATCCACTGGCCAGAACCGGCGGTTTCCAGTCATATCCTTTAAAAATTCCTCTTCATTACTGGTTCCGAAGAATACACAGCGTCTCGGATATTTATTCGTCCTGCGCCCATATGCCGCACGGTAAATGTCGTCTGTCTTGCTGAGAAACTGTTTTACCGCATTGGTTTCCTGCTTGGTCATGGCAGTCAGTTCCCCTACTTCATTGATCCACGTGCCTTGGATCAGTTCCGCGGATTCTTTTCCTTCAAATGAAGTCAGAGAATCCGAAAACCATTCTTTTCCAAGAATGCTCAAAAAGGTGCTTTTTCCGATACCCTGCGGACCTGTAAAGATTGGCATGTAATCATATTTCACTGCTCCGATCACAGCCCTCGCAACTGCAGCACACAGAGATTTCCGTATAACCGCCTGCGTATAAAGATTATTTTCTGCCCCCAGATAATCGGAAAGCAGTGTATTTACCCGCCTTACCCCATCCCAGGTAAGACTTTTCAAATATTCTTTCACATCATTGATTTTGTTCTTACTACTCACGATCAGGAGCGCGCTGTCCAGCTTATCCCTGCCGGTAATGCCGTAGAATAATTCCATATAATTATAAAATCCGGCGTCGTCTTCATCTTTCCATCTGCGCTTTCCGTCTTCTTTGCTCCATGGAACTCGTCCCAGAATGAGTCCACAGCTTGCAAATTCATCCGTAACGATCTTCCCTTTTAATAAAGGATCATTCTCCAATACCAGTACCGCATTGTTGATTGTCTTTGAGAATTTGCCATTTCCATCCCTTGCAAGACGGTCCAGCCACGCAAGATCTGGTTCCTCCGGATCAGTTTCTTTTGTATCATAGGAATCCTGTGCCTTCTCAAAGGTTTCTTTTGCCATCAGCCCGGATACCGTTTTATCATTGCTGGCAAACTTTGTCATTGCTATAAAAGATGGAAGCTTACTGTTTGGTGTTCCCTCTTTCGCTTCCTGATCCTGATCTCCAAATTTATGTAAACGGACCAGATCGAATGCATTCACCAGAAGACCGGAGCATGGATCGGTTGCGTGGTGGCTGTATAAAAACAGATCCCCATCATAAACGATTGCCCCTCCTACCGTTGTTCCACCTGTATAGGTATATCTTCCTTCCATATCTGTAGGTTCATATAATCCTGGAATAAATTTCTCCATCGCCTGCGTGATACTGTAGGTTCTGCAGAATGCTCCGATGATCCCCTTCTTTTCTGTTGGATTTTCCTGTTTTGCCAGTCTGCGCTTCTCAATTGCTTCTGCTCCTGGTACTCTTGGCCACTGTACAATATCTGTCCAGTCGCCATACATTCCCAGAAGTCCCTGCAGGCTACAAAACGGGCGGTCGTATACTTCACATACGTACTCACTGTTTTTACAGCAACTTGGCCAATACATCAGCCGTGCCACGTCAAAGGTTGTCGGATCACAAAACTCGATTCCGATCAGAGATGCCAACTTTCTTGCTGCAGGCTCATACTCATCTGCCGAAGCTGTCCGGTCTAATGGCACAATCACCCTCAGTCTTGGCGCATAGCCACTATGCTTTCTTGTGCTGTAGACTGCAGCATTACATCCAAGTCCTGCCACACGTTTCAGAATGTCCTCTGTCTTTCCTGCTGGGATATTATCCAAATCCAGCGTCAGCAGATCTCTTCCTTCCACGTATGCTGCTTTCCGGATATCCCCGGCAAATGTACCTCCGACAAATCCACCAACATCCTTCAGCTCGTCCTGCTTTACCTTGGCATAGCTTAAATACTCTTCCAGTGTCTCTGTACTCCGGGCTGGTGTTCTTAATTTTTCGGTGAACTCAGCCCATGTAATTTCCGTTCTCGGCCAGTGTTTGGTTTTTCTGGTCCCTGCTGTACTGATCAGCATCTTTCTGTTATTTTCCAATTTCTGACCTCCTGCTAATCTTTCATGTAATAATTACCTTCAAAGCCGGCACCTTTCAGGATAAGCCCCGGCGCCCATGCAATCGGTTCTGCCATCAGATCACAGATCTCTTCCACGGTAGTTCCCGCCGGCGCATCAATGATCACTTCATCATGCACGTGGAACACAACCTGCAGCCCCTTTGCATCAATTCTTCTTAATGTCTCTGCCAGGCAGTCTCTCGCAATTGCCTGGACAATATTCTCTGTCATTTTTCCACCATAGGTAGAAGTCACTTCCCATTTTCTGGTCTGCTGTCCCACGGTGTAATAATGGATTGCCATTTTTCCAAACTGATTTTCTTTCAAAAATGGTCTTGGATAGTATAATTTTCTCCCACTTGGGAGCTGTACCGTCAGGAAACTTTGACCATAAACAATATCGCTCTCCAGATTAAAAATCAGGTTATAGATTGCCTGTGGCTGCGCTGTCTGCATAACCGCAAGAGCAGCTTCCTCTACTGCATACCACAGATCCCGGATTCGTGGGTTCGCTGTTCTCCACCGCTGTACAATATCCGGAAGTTCTTCCTCTGTCAGTCCCATATTCAGCGCCCCCATTGCAATCAGTGCATTGGATCCGCCCTGATATCCCAATGCAAGTGTCGCTACTTTCCCTTTCTGTCTCAGGGCGTACTCCGGGTTTCCTTTTGCTATTTTTTCAATCGGTACATGGAACATCTGGGAAGCTGTTGCCTCATAAATCTTTCCATGAGTGGCAAATACTTCATTTACCCATGTCTCTCCAGCAAGCCAGGCAATCACTCTGGCTTCAATTGCAGAAAAATCCGCAACTACAAACTTATTTCCTTCTGACGGAATAAATGCAGTCCGGATCAGCTGCGATAAAGTATCCGGCACATTTCCATACAGAAGCTTAATACCGGCATAGTTTCGTTCTTTTACGAGTTTCCTCGCATAATCCAGTGTCTTGATATAATTTCTTGGAAGATTCTGCATCTGCACCAGACGCCCCGCCCAGCGCCCGGTCCGGTTGGCGCCGTAATACTGCGTCAGTCCACGAACCCTGTCATCCGGACCTTTTGCAGTGTCCATAGCCACATACTTTTTAATGGATGTCTTCCCCAACTGCTGTCTGATCTCAAGCGCCCGCCTTACATTTTCCGGTAGCTCTGCAGATAATTTTTCGGATACGGTTGCCTTCTGCAGGTTTTCCATTTCCACTCCATTTTCATGCACCCAGTTAAGAAGCTGCGCGGAGCTGTTCGGATTTTCCAATCCCGTTAACTTCCTTGCTTCATTTTCGAGAAGAGCGGTACTTTGTTCGTTGACCTGCAGCGCGCCATCGATCAATGCAGTATCTACCTTTACCCCGAATGCATTCATGCGGATATCCATCTGCCATAATTTTTCTTCTCCATCCGGTACCGGGAAAGCATCCAGTCTCCGGAGGATCTCGCTCTCAGTCACAACGTCCTGTCTGCAGTATTCTTTGAATAACTCCCACTTCTCCGGTGCATGTCTCGGAAGATTCCATGTCCTGTTTCCATTACTCTTTGTAGGTTTACATGGTACGCAAAAATACCGGATCAAAGCTTTTCCGGTTGCCAGCTTTCTTTTATCCTGCGGAAGTCCGATCGCCTTTCCCGTAGCATCAAGTCCTGCGGTATACCCACAATAAAGTCCGTGAATCATAGTACATCTCCACTGTTCCAATGGTGTCACGTACCCCGCACGATTCAGACAATACCATTCAAATGCTGCATTATATGCATGCTTAACTGTTTCTGGATCCTTTAGTGCTGCAACGACTTCATCCGGTATTTTCTCTCCCTGTTCCAGATCAACAATCTGAACAGCATCATCCTTAAACCGGTATGCAAACAGAAGTATTTTAAAATCATCCGACTGTGCATACCGGTACAGTCCAGCTTTTCCAATATCAATGCTGCTCCTTGTTTCAATGTCGATGCTCAACTGTTTCATGTTGTTCTCCTTCTGATAGCTGAAGAGGGCTTTTTGCCCTCTCCCTTACCACGGTAATCCTGTGATCGGATTGACTCTCCCAGTCCCGACTCCATCGGTTGGCTGTACACCTGTTCCAAACACTGCAGATGCTTTTGGTGCGCTTCCACCAAGTGCTTCCCCGTCTTCCAGTTTCTGCACCGGACCAAGTCCGCATCCGATTCCTTTCTTTCCACCAAACATATACGGGAAAAAAGTTACGTTGACTCGACCATACATCCCGCTATAAACTTCCGACTGGTTGATGATCGGATTTCCCATTGAATCAACGATCTCAGGCGGGTAATCTGCCTTTGCAGATGCGGTAAATACCCAGTGTCCTTTACACTCCGGACCAAATGCCATTCCATCCGAAGGTCTTACCCCGTCCCCGTCATAAACCGGATTGGAAACGATTGGCGGGCATACACCGTTCCATTTCTCTGCCGTGCCTTTCAGCTTCGCTGCTTCGATGGCAGCATCGATTCTCGCTTTGGTATCTACATCACTTTTCGGGACCAGAACAGTTGCCTGATATTTTTCTTCCTGTCCCTGCTGATAAGCATATGGTTTATAGAGATGTACATATGAGAATCTTACTTTTCCAGTTGTTACGTTACATAAATTATCCATGTTAGTTTTCCTCCTTAAATACCTGTGCGGCCGTCACTTTGTTTGTAATTGCTTCCCTCTTATCGGATTCCTCCACCAGTGTTGGTTTTCCTGCTTTCTTCTCGATGAATTCCCCGACTGCTTCCTGAAAGTCTTTCTTTCCGATCATCTTTTCTACCTGCGCCAGGGTTAATGGTTTCTTTTCATAAAGCATTTCTTCCAATGTGACTCCCGTACTGATCAACTTATCAAAAGCTGCATCCATATCCGTCCAGTCTCTTACACTCCGTCCCTCAACGGCTTTCCATCCAGGAACTTCTTTTCCCGCAAGGCATTCACTTAAACACCATTCCTGCAGGTCTTTCTGATACTTAACTACATCCCGCAGTTCAATAAGTCTTTTTCCGGCTTCTTCCGTACTGATCAGTGGTGGTAGTTCTCCAATTCCAAATGCTTTCTTTACATTAAAATCAGATCTTGCCCTGCACTGTGCTTTCGCCCTGCAGAACCTGCAGGCTTTTTCCCCTGGGTGATAGTCCCCTTTCCCTTCAATAGCAAGTGCCGCTTTTTCCTTAACCACTTCACCAAACGCCAGCAGTTCATCCAGCGTACAAGACCATTCAGAAATATGATCAATCCGCGGCTGTATGATCGTCATGCAGATCTTCTTGACCGGATACAAAATCTTATATGCTGCATAAGCACCCAGCGCATAAATCATCATCTGCGGATTCTGCTCTGATCCACCTGCACGCCTTTTCCATACTTGAAATCAAAGACATGGATCGTATCCCCGTAAACCATCACGCAGTCTGCAGTTCCAAATCCTTCCGGGATCCATGCAGTCAGATCAAGCTTCTGCTCAATCGCAACATATGGCGCAGATTTCAAATTAAGTGCTGTCCCTTTTATGTAATCCAAATATTCATCCGTATGCCGTTCCATCTCATCCTGCCAGAGATCTTCTTTCTTCAATTTGTTCAGCCTTGTAGTGTACTTCCGTTTTCCAAAGTCTGGTGTATAGAAGTAATGTCTGACTTTTATTTCTGCCAACTCATGAGCTAACGTTCCCTCTCTGGCGGCTTCCGATGTACTATCCGGAAACTGTTCTTCCAGTCTTGCGCTCGGCGGGCACTCCATCCAGCGGTGCGCGCCGGATGGACCTAAAAGTGCATGGCTTCTTTCTGCATGTCCCATTAGATATTTGCCCCCATTCCACGAAGTGCCGTTGCGAAGTTGCCATACTGGTTCTTTGGAAGTGCCGGCAGAGCTTCCACGCCATATCCGGCAAGCAGGTTCTGAAGCTGTGTCTGCATTCCCTTATCCATCAAGGTCATTGCAGCATTCGCCAGATCATCCAATGTATAGGTATGCTCTACAGTTGGTACGACCGGAGCTACCGGGGCAACCTGTACCGGTGCTGCAGTCTGTACCGGTGTCGTCTGTACAGGTACTGCCGGCTGCACAGACGGTACAGCTGCCGGCGTCTGCTGGATTGGTGCTGCGCTCTGGGCTCCGTTTGTACCCTTACTTTCCCTATATACCGGGTATGCCTGTTCATCTGCTATGCCAAGGATTTTCTTTGAAAAGTCCACCAGTTCCTCAAAACTTTCAAACTTAAGTTCAATCTGTGTCATTATTCTTTACCTCCTAATTTTTCAAGCCCTGCCCGGGCAATCTCTATGAATTCATCCTTTGAAAGGCTGATCCCTTTTGTCATTTTTGAGTGGTCATCCGACCATCCCCTGATATCCAGCTTATCCGGCTTTCCGTACCAGCTGATTGTATTTAACTCTTTGTGATAGACATCCGTTTCATTTTCCTTCGGCAAAGAAAGGATCGTCTCTTTAACCTCATAATTCTTATCATTCATCCGCTTGATTCTCCTATCTTTTATAATCCTTTAGGTACACATCTTCATCTAAAGTGGCGGATTTTTCAGAAGCATCATCACTTTACCCATTGCCGCCATTGCTTCCTGTGTGACTTCTTCATCTGTTGCAAGGCCAAGTTCCACCGCCCGGTCAATCACTTTTTTCGCCTCGGTTTCGCTGTGATCGCACCCTTCCATCAGTATCCTTTTAACGCTCCGGACAGCAATTGATAGACCTGTCATCATACCAGGCACTCCCTCTGATGTTTTGATTTCACATACTCCATTTTCAACTTTGATCATTGACTTTTTCCTCCGACTTTCCTATAATTTAGTTGAGTTTTTTATTATGTGCGCCACTGGAAGCTGCAACTTCCGGGCGCATTTTTATTGTCTTTACGCCTATCCTATCCAAATAATTTGCCAGATCCGACAAGTATGCGATCGCATTATTCTTGTAATACTCGGATGTACCGTCAACCCTTTCCAGCGACTGCAGTTTGTTGATCATCTTATCAAGCTCTGACGTTCTCATGCTCTTACGCTGCTTCTCTTCTGGCATGCTCCCTCGTCTCCCTTATTTTCCTTTTCCGGTACTGCCATTCCCGTATCCGGAAGTATTCCAGTGCAAATGCTCCAGTAGTAAGTGTTGTGATTCCAAGTGCTGCATATAAATAAAACAGCTCCTGGCTTTTCACCGAACACGCACCAGCCATCATCAAGATTCCGGTAATACTTGCCGTTACGCTGAGTGTCTTTGCGATCTTATAAAACATCTCTTATCCCTCCTTTGCTTGTCCAACTGGTACCGCTTACGCGGTTTTCTCAATGGTATATGTAATTTTCACTTTTTCCTGTTCTTCCAATAAAGAAATCATCACCTGTATGATTTTTTCGATATCGGGTTTCATGCTTACCACCTACTTTCTATTGAAGTTTATGCGATGCTGGTTGTACTTGTTGATTTGTCCTACTACTGTCTGGTATAATTTCCGTATCAAATTATGAAAGGATAATCATCATGCTTTCGTTTGTATCAAATATCGATTTAGAAAAAATTATAAATATTTTATTAGAGCCATCTGTCACTCTTACTCTTGGCCTCTTTACATTACTAATTAGTCGAAACTCTAATTTATCTACTTTAGCTCGTGAAAGACTAGATAAGGTATACCATCCACTCTTTTTAGAAATCGAACCTTTTTTATACAAAAAAGTATCTCTTAACGACATAAATGCTTTTCTTTCTAAATACTATGAATTAGAAAACTCACATTCTCTTCTTATTGATCCTGTTTTACGTCAAGAGATTCGCTGGCTTGAAAAACCATCTGCTCTGCAAGAGGATAAATATGGCTATAATCAATGGTTCCGAATTTGCGATCAGATTTCCAAAACATATGACAAACTATGTAAACAAGCTCATCTCCCTGTTCGCAGTATTTCTTATCGGATTAACTACAGGCAATATCGTTCAAAAATTCGTATGATATTCGCTCTTATATGGATTGAACTACCAGCAATTGCATTTTTTAGCCTATTACTCGGTTTCGCATCTCCACGTCTTTTAGCTGTTACATATGCATTGTTCTTTTTATTTTTGATGAAGACATTTTTGGATAACTTGTAATACAACGATTGCGCAAAGGAATATAATAGCTACTCTTTCTCTGGGATATCTATTTATCAGGTATCCCATTATTAAAGCAATTCCAACAATATACAGGACAACCACTATTTCCATCTCATCCCTCCTTACTCTTCCAGAAAATAATCCACGGTTACGCCGAAGTAATCTGCGCTCCCTCTTCATCTGTTGCAAATAATTGTATTTTCTCCTATACTTTAAATACCGGCACTACCATGCTGAGTAATTATAAAAGGAGACATTATGATGCAACTTACAAACGATACATACAGAATTCTTCGTCTTATCTACGATGAATATCAAAACCGAAGAAAAATCGGTATGTCTAAAACAGAGGCTATTCTCTTTTCTTATCCCTCTGCTCTTCAAACAGAATTTCTTCAAGGAATTCTCGAAGACGATATTGCTGATGCCCTTACCGAATTATCCACAAACGGTTTGATAAAACTTTATTCTGATTTTGGATTTTTACTGAAAGATTCTGCCATTATCTACATGGAAAATCGTTTACAAAATAAAGTGAATCTAATTTTTGACATAATCAGCAAAATTGTATCGATGCTACATTAGTTTTTCTCGCTTACTTCCTGGCTGTAAAGCTCATCCCTCGTGATTAAAAGTGACCATTTCCCATTGTTGAATTCCAAACAGCACCGGCTCACCATTGAAAGCGCCTCACCATTTAATAAGCAAATTCCTTTATCGATGTTGATGTGAATTGATTTGAATGGTTTTCTTTCTACTGTCTCAGGCATTTTCTCACCTCTCTCCCTCTTCATCTTTCTCAACAATTATTCTTATCGGCAATTCATTTGATATAAGGCACGTTCCCACAACGCTGATGCTCAATAAACCAAGCGCCATCAATATCCGCATCACCATAATGCTTATATCTGTTGGAAAATAACGTTCGCCAACAGTCACAAGAAGTAATGGCGTAAAAACCAGTATCCAACCAATTATTTTTCTTAGTTTCACATTCTTACCTCTCTCCCTCTATCTATTTTGCATCAAATTTAATTTGATTATTAGGGTAAAAAATATACTCCAATGGCATATTGTAAAGCTTACTAAGTTCTCTGCTTTGTGAAATTGTAGGCTCTGACTTACCTTTTTCCCAATTTACCACTGTATTTTTCGAGACATGCATCTCCTTTGCTACATCTTCTTGAGTCATTTCAGCATTTACTCTAGCCGCCGCAAGGGAAATTTTTAACTTATTCAATTTATTCACCTCCCACAAATCTTATTTTTCCTCGTTACGCTTATACTATAAATCAAATTTAATTTGATGTCAACACTAAAATACAATTTTTTTTGATTTTTAGTTGATTTTAGTCAAATTATATTGTAGTATGTGATTATGAAAGAGGTGACAAAATATGACTGATATAGAACAGAAAAAAATTTTTTCTAAGAACTTAAACTTTTATTTGTCCAAAGCAAATAAAACCCAAAAAGAAGTCGCTGATGCGATATCTGTTTCTCCACAAACATTTAATACATGGTGTCAAGGTATAGCTTTGCCAAGAATGGGAAAAGTTCAACGACTTGCCGATTATTTCCATATTGAAAAATCTTTTTTAATAGACGAACATACCGAGCAACCTTTTCCTAAATCTAATATAATAAAAGTTCTTGGACGCGTTGCCGCCGGCATTCCACTAGAAGCCATTACGGATATTGTAGATGAAGAAGAAATCCCTGAAGAATTAGCAAAAACAGGTGAGTTTTTTGGATTAAAAATTAGTGGTGACTCAATGGAACCAGATATTCATAACGGAGACACAGTAATTGTTAGAAAACAAGATGATGCCGAGTCTGACGAAATCGTTATTGCTCTTATCAACGGAAACGATGGCGTATGTAAAAGGCTAAAGAAATATGCAGATAGTATTGCTCTTATTTCGCTAAATCCTAATTACGAACCTATGTATTTCAGCCAAAAAGAAATCAGCGAGAAGCCTGTTAAAATTATCGGGAAAGTTGTAGAACTACGGCGAAAATTTTAAGCGGATACAAACACACATTCATGTATTTATTTTTAACGCAGATTGGAGGATTTTATGAATAAAACAGTTAGAATTATTGTAACTATTTTGGGTGGATGGTTTGGTCTTCATAAATTTATTGATAAAAAAATTGGAATGGGGATTCTTTACCTTTTCACATTTGGTTTATTCGGAATTGGATGGATTTACGATATATTTAAAGCTTTTTCTTCTTCACCTTCATCGTTCCAGTTAAAGCAGTATATCGCGCCTTCTGTTCCTGGAATATTACATATTAATGATAATTCTTATAACTTAGCGTACAATTATAATCAGGTTAACCTCTACACTAAAGAACCTTTTTATTTCGATATTCCATTCGGTTCTTCGCTTGGTATTCAGCCGGAACCAACAAACAAATACGATAGCCGTGCAATTTTTTTCACTTGGAAAAATACAAATATCGGTTATATCCATAAAGGTCAATTGCAGGACATGATACACGATTATCTTTCTCCGAACCGTTATGTAATAGCAACATACGAATCCATAGATTGCGGAAATGTAATGATCACTCTGTCATTTTATAAAAAAAAGTAATAAGTACGGGATCTGTAAACAAGTGGATAATTATGTAGTGTATTTTATACCGCAGTTATCGGTGATGAAATTGGTATAACCGCATATGCGATTATATAGAAACACTTTTTATGAGGAGGAAAATTATGAAAAAGAAACTTGTAGCATTGATTCTGATCGGAAGCATGGCACTGTCGTTTACAGCCTGTGGCAATAGCTCCGATTCATCAAAAGGAACAAAAGAATCATCCAAGAAGACAGAAGCATCTGCCGAAACTCCAAAAGAGGAAGCAAAGGAAGAAGTCAAAGATCCTGTTGTGCTTACTGGAAAATGGGAGTACAAAGATGATGACGGTACTTGGATGCAGGCAGATATTACTGAGGATACCATCACAATAAACTGGATTATGGATGAGGGGAATACAACTGCTGTTTACTGGGTTGGAACCTATACTGCTCCTACAGAATATTCTGAAGAATATACTTGGACATCTACCAGAGACAAAGAAGCAACCGATTCCGCTCTTCTCGCCTCTCTGGACGATACAAAAGAGTTTTCTTATTCCGATTCAAGCAAGCAGATTACCTATCAGGTAACAGTTTCCGGAATAACAAAAACTATAACCCTTGATCAGACAGAATAATATAAATAAAAGAACCGCTCCTGCGCCAACAGGAACGGTCGAGCGATGAAACATACTCCAATATGTTTCTATTAAGTTCTCCGAAGAGATACCCAATTCCAAATAATATTGTATCATCTTCGGAGCAGCCGCGCAAGAGAACAAAAGTTCTCTGGCTGTTATTTTTATACTCATTTTTACGTATATTGAAGAGAAAGGTGATATAATATGTCAAGTAAAATTGAACGCTGCGCCATTTACATCCGTGTGTCTACCGCTGAACAGATGATGCACGGTAAATCCCTGGAAGCACAAAAGCAGTACCTGACCAATTACGCCAAAGAACATAATATGACCGTTGCTGGAGTTTATGCTGA